CTTACTCTGGATCATGTTCGCCCTCGTTGTTATGGAGGGCAAGACCTTACATCAAATCTTGTACCCAGCTGTTGGCAATGTAATCAGGACAAAGGAAGCAGTAATTGGTTATCGTGGATGAGACAAACATTCGGGATAACAACTAGAGAACATCTTATTTTACAACATATACAGTAGTTATGGCTATTGAAGATAACATTGATTTAGATTTGGTTTCTGATTTTAGCGGTCTTACTGATGCTCAAACAAAAATATACAAAAAACGTTATGAGCATATTGTAAAAATTATGAATGATCTTGAGAAATTAAAATCTCAAGAAAGTGATGCTAAAATTAAAGCTAAAATTAGCTCTAAACGTCGTGAATTAATTGCACGTGTTGTAACTGAACCGTCTGCATATAAAACAGAAAGTGCTTGGACTACTGCCGCACGTATTGCAGAACGAGATGAAGTTCATCACAAAATTCCTCTTAATAAATACTCTAAAGCTACTTATTCTCTTAAACCTAAAGATATTATTAATTTGCATGGGTATTTGGCAGATCAGGATGTTTACTTAGGAAACCACCCTTTAAATACTGTTAGTCTTCATGAAGTAACTCATAAAGGCAGTAAACAAGCTAAACCTGGAGCTCAAGGATCTTCTCAAGCATCTGCTCACCCTAGAGGTACATTTGAAGGAGATCCTTTTGTATTTGATATTGAAACACCTAAACAACGTGCATCATCAATTGCAGGTTTAGGTCAAGAATATCAACAAACAGTCACTAATGTACTTAAAGAAGGTGGTTTAGAGTGGAATAGGCGTCAAAATCTTACTAAAGCTTTAGTAGAAGCAGCGGCAACACGTGGGTATGATTTACAAAAGTTTGTAGATAATGGTATCGACATTCTTGATCCTAAAAATAGAAATCTTCTTCCTAAAGTATTTAAACAAACAGCTGCATGGTTAAAAGGTGCTGCAAGAGAAAATGCTAATAGCCTTGCTGGTGAATTGTTTGGAATTAAGGGGATGTATCAACTTGATCCTATTTCACCTGCTGTTAAAAAAGGTTTAGAATTAGCTAAGAAGAACCTTGGAGGTTCTTTACTTGGAGCAGTTTACAGCTTAGCTGATCCTGAAATGCAACAAGCAGTTGATCAAGGTGATACTAATAAAGTTGTCTCCGGGTTTGCACAATCTATTTTAGGTGGTGCTGCTGTTGAACAAGGCGCTAAATTACTAGCTCAAGGCGGTGCAGTAAAATTCGTACCACAAGCTGTACAACGTGCTGCTCAGTTTGTAGCTCCCGCTATGTCAGTAGCTGGTCCTGTGTCTTTAGCAGCTACTGTTGGTGGTAGTCAAGATGTAAAAGTTCAAGAACAAAAGTTTGAACAATATGCAGAAACTTTACCTCCACAACAAGCTGCTGAAATAAGGCAACGTCGTCAAGAATCTTTGGCAGAGCAAAGTAAACCTTTAATTGACGGTAATCAATTATTTAAGTCACTTACTAACGAATTAAAGTTTATTGGTGGTCAAGTTAGACTTGGTCAGATTCCGTACTTTAATTAATCTTTCACCAGCCCGCTCAGAATCGCCTGCAGCGGGCTTTAACTTATTTTTAGGTACACTGACACCAAAATGACTGCAAAACGCCGTACAAACGATTCTGAGAGGAGTACATTAGATTTATTAAAAGAAGATTTTAAGCTCTTCCTCCAAGCACTGTGGCAACAGCTAGATCTTCCCTCACCAACACGTGCTCAATACTCCATTGCAGACTACCTACAACACGGTCCAAAACGACTACAGATTCAAGCATTCCGAGGAGTTGGTAAATCATGGATTACTGGAGCCTTTGTGTTATGGACACTCTTTAATAACCCAGAAAAGAAAATCATGATTATCTCAGCATCTAAAGAACGTGCTGATAACATGTCTATCTTTCTCCAAAAGCTAATTATTGAAACACCTTGGCTATCACACCTACGACCAAAAAGTGATGATGCACGTTGGTCACGTATTAGCTTT